TGAACGAAGCACATGAAGGTCTCTTCTATGCTTCTATGAATCTTCCTGCTGCCGCCGCTCATTGTGGCATGACACAGAAAGAACTTAAAATGACCTTCTGGGAATACCTTAAATATCATGAACCAAACTTTGAAGTCTCTCAAGACGCCGCTTAGATATCCTGGTGGTAAGTCTCGCGCTACCAAGTATCTTATTCCACGTTTCCCTGATGGCATTGAAGAGTATCGGGAAACATTTCTAGGTGGTGGTAGTGTTGCTATCGCATTCACTAAAGCACACCCAGATATCCCTGTGTGGGTGAACGATCTTTACGAACCTTTGTATAACTTCTGGAGAGTTCTTCAAGATTACAGTCGGGAATTATGTGATGAGTTATTGAAACTTAAGCAGCAACATCCTGAACCTGTATCAGCAAAAAATTTATTCATTGAAGCAAAACAACTGGTTAATGATTATGATCAATCCCATCTATCTCGTGCTGTTAGTTTTTACATTATTAACAAGTGCTCTTTTTCTGGTCTCACTGAGTCCTCATCCTTTAGCAGGCAGGCATCAGATGCCAACTTCACAGTGCGTGGAATCGAGAAACTAAAAGGATACTCAGAAATAATTCAGAACTGGAAAATTACTAACTGGTCATATGAAGGACTGCTTACAGACAATCTACGTTGTTTTATATATTCTGATCCACCCTATGATATCAAAGATAATCTCTATGGTAACAAGGGAGATTTGCATAAGCGTTTCGATCATGATCAGTTTGCTGCTGATTGCGACAACCACCTTGCTCGTCAGTTAATCTCATATAACTCCGCTCAGATGGTCAAGGACCGCTTCAGAGACTGGATGACCTGTACTTATGATCTGACTTATACCATGAGGTCTACAGGTGATTATATGAACGAACAGAAAGATCGTGCTGAACTCTTGCTATTTAATTATGGAAGTAATTAAACACAGTAATTTTATTTGGCAGTATCTAAATGTAGCAGATACTGATAGTATACTTCAAACTTGTTTGGAAGTTGCTCATAATGATCCTAAAATTAATCCCAGGAAACAAAGTTTTTTTGTAAAAAATAGTAGTTATGATATAACTCAATTATCTCAGTCCCACTATTCCCCAAAATCTAAAGGTAAACTTTTAAAAGTTACTAGTGATCTTAATAAAATTTATTTTGACATTTGGGAAAGATATACTAATGACAATAGTTTATTCTCTCATACATTAATCGCTACGTGTCCTGAAAAAATAGGTACTAGATTTCATTTTAGAAATTATGAAACTGATGAAGAGTATAAGTGGCATGTTGATTTACATGGCAAGTTTAAATTTATTCTATCAGCTATCTTTTATTTAAATGATAGTTTTATGGGAGGTGAAACTGAATTTTTTAATGAAAATATTTCAGTGAAACCTATCAAGAATAGTATATTAGTTTTTCCTTGTGGTCCTCACTTCATTCATAAATCTATCCCTGTAAACGAGGGAACAAAAAATATTATTTGGTCTTGTTTTGATTATCAGTAATTATGAAAACATTTAAAATTCCTAATTTTTTGAGCATTGAAGAATGTGATATTCTTTATGCTAGAATTTTAGAAACAGAAGAACATGTGAAATCCCTTGGTGAAGATGTTCATATGGGTACTGCTACTAATTCTCTTACCGGAAGACATTGGTGTCATAATTATCTTTATGATAATGTGGTTGCTGATATTATTGTTCCTAAATTACAGATAGTTTCGGGACGCAGGAAATTTGTTCAATGCTGGGCAAATACTTTTAGGAAAGGAGAAGGTATTGCTAAACATTGCCATCGAGATCCTAGAGACCCTGACGCACCTAGAGTAGATTGGACTTGTACTAATCTTTTTATAGGAGGTAATCCTGATTTAGGGACGTGGTTTGAGGGAGAAAAATGTGATAACAATAGAGGAGAATTAATGTTATTTTCTTCTAGTGTTCATCACTGGGTTCCACCCAATAACTTTGATGATGTTCGTATAACTATGGCTATGGATATACATTCTTGGCCTAAACCTAAGGGTGCTACTAAAAACCAATACTTTGAAATGAGATGATGGCGAAAACTGAACTGAAACATTGGTTGAATTCTATCAATCATGAGAAACAAAACATCATGACTGATGAGAACAAAAATGAATACCCACCATTCATTATTAACAAGTGTCTGTCTGGTTTTATCGATACTATAATGGTATCGAATGAGATTAATATCAACCACCACTTATCCAAGAAACTACAATATGAATTTTTACTAAATATTGTCAGACCAAAACGGAGATTTTCTCCGTGGTTGAAAAAGGAAAAAATTACAGATCTGGAAATAGTGAAAACTTATTATGGTTATAGTAATGAGAAAGCACGATCCGCTCTTAGTCTTCTTTCTGACGAACAGCTAAATTGTATTAAACTTAAATTGAGTAAAGGTGGTAAGCAATGACGACATCAACTGATATCGAAGTAACATGGGAACCCGCCGACATGGTGGAGGTTCTTCTTAATGAACCCGATGATTTCCTGAAAGTAAGAGAAACACTGACACGTATTGGTGTTGCTTCTAGGAAAGAAAAAAAACTATATCAATCCTGCCACATTCTTCATAAGCAGGGTCGTTATTATATCGTACACTTTAAAGAGTTATTTGCTCTTGATGGTAAGAGATCTAATCTTACATTGAATGACGTGCAGCGTCGTAATCGTATCACTCAACTCTTAGTTGATTGGGAATTGATTAAGGTGCTTAAGTCTGAAGCAATTGAAGATGTATCACCACTGAACCAGATTAAAGTTATTGCCTACAAAGAAAAAGTCGAATGGACTCTTGAGGCAAAATATAATATTGGTAAGAAGAAGGTAGTAACAACTACTGAGGCATAAATAGACTTGAGACTCTTTTCGTGCGGTCTCTACAAAAGTCGGAAACCCTTATAGGCAGATACGGTTTATACTGTATCTGCTTTTTTTGTTGTGTCATAAATATTTGTGGATGCCTTAGGGGTCCACACAACACAAACTCGCTTTTTAAGGAGCTACTATAATGGTTAAGTATAACATTGCGGATATTGATGCGCTATTGAATGATGCATCAAGATTTGGTATTGGTATGGATGAATGGATTCGTAGATTTGCTACAGTCCATGAATCAAATGCAAATTATCCACCACATAATCTTGTCAAAGAATCTAGTATTGATTTCAGATTAGAACTAGCACTTGCTGGTTACACTAAAGAAGATATTAAAGTTGAGACAGAATCAAATAAATTATTTGTTCAATGCACTAAACCTGGAGATTCTGAATCAGATCATGAGTATCTACAAAGAGGAATTGCACGTCGTGCATTTACCTGGAGTAGAACTATTGCTGATGATGTTGAGGTCCGAAGTGTTGACCTAACCAACGGTCTTCTCACAATTAGATTAAAGAGAATTATTCCTGATCATCAGAAAAAGAAAACATATGAGTTGACAGGCGATTGATAATTGTATGAAGTGTGGTATAATATATACCATGTCAACTACAAGAAAGTAAATGTCCTACACCATTACCCTCAAGACCACTGAGGGTGATCACACTATTCAATGTGAGAGCGATCAGTATATTCTTGATGCCGCTGAAGAAGCAGGAGTAGATCTTCCATACTCCTGTCGTGCTGGTGCTTGTTCTACTTGTGCTGGAAAAATCGTAGAGGGAACGGTCGATCAAAGCGATCAATCTTTCCTTGATGACGATCAACTTGAGGCAGGATTTTTACTTACCTGTGTTTCGTATCCAACATCAGACTTGGTTATCCTGACTGAAAAGGAAGAGGAACTTTACTGATGGAAGTTTTAATGATTGCCCTTATCACAGGCGCTATTTTCGGTGCATATAAACTTACTCCTAAAAAATAATGACTGATACACTTCGTTTTAAAATTCTAGATGCACTCCGTGCTGATGCTAATGGTAACATTGCTAAAGCAAAAGCAAACATTGAAGTCTATCTAGAGAACCCTGTTGGTATTGGTGAACATCCTGATGTTCTTGCTGCCATTCAAGATCAACTTGATATCATCGCACATGAAGAAGAACGTAATGAAGTTCTTGATAAGTACTTTACCTAAATAGAATTGAATATCGTCGTCGCAGAGGGCCCTGGTCACAGTCAGGTAACCCTCTTTTTTCTTGCTTATAAATATAATTAAAGTCTGTCCTGATGAAAACATATAGGGATTTAAAACTTACTCTCCGATATAACCAGCAATTAAATCCTAAGATCTGGGTTGGTGAAGCAATGAAACCTGAAGTCAGGCAGGGACTAGTTCGTATTGCAGAAGAGTGGGCGGAGTTTGCAAATATTCCTAACAGTGCTATAATCGATGTAGTGCTAGTGGGCGGTAATGCCAATTACAATTATACTAAGTATTCTGACTTGGACCTTCATCTTATTGTCTCCAAGGAGGATATTGCCGATTGTCCTGATCTCATTGATGATTACTTACGAGACAAGAAACAATTATGGGCTCTCACCCATGATATTCAGATTTATGGACACGACGTTGAACTCTATGCCCAAGATCGAAGAGATCAAACCCCTTCCGGTCAGGGAGTTTTTTCCCTTATGAATAGTTTGTGGTTGCGTCGTCCCACATATCAGGAAGTAGATCTTTCAGATCCTAATATCATCAATAAGGTGAGGCACTACATGGAGAAAATTGATTTCCTGATTGATAACAGAGCAGATGATCGTGATGCATTTGAAAAACTCAAAGAGAAACTGCGTGACATGAGATCATCTGCTATCCAACGTGGCGGCGAGTTTGCTGTGGAAAACCTTGTGTTTAAGGAGCTACGCAACCGTGGGTATCTGGATAAGATGTCAGCACATCTAAGAAATCTTAAGGTTACCAGCTTGTCAATCAGATGACCTCATGCTATGATGAGGGTTGAATTCTAGGAGTTTATGTCCGTTCAATTAGTTCTCCTCAAATCTGGGGAGGAAATAGTTTGTGATTTTCGTGAGATCATTGATCGCGAAACTCAGGAACTTATGGAATTTGTCATGATTAAACCTGTACGTGTTACTGTAGTTCAACAGGGCGTTCTCACTGAGGGTGCTAATGAATCACCAGACAGTGTTTTAAGTTTCGTTCCATGGCTCGCTACTTCTAAATCAGAAGAGTATTTTGTCAATAAAGATTGGGTAGTTACCATTTGCGACCCCCAAGATAATATCAAAGAAAGTTACATTAAAAACATAGGAGTTCGTGATGACAGTAAAAGTTCTATTGCTGAAGACGGGTCAATATCTGATCTCGGAGATTGAAGAACGTCCAGAAGAAGATGCTGATTGCATCCTCATCAACCCTAAAGTGGTGATTGGATTTATTCCAGATTTTATTATGGAAAATTTTGTTCCATATTCATATCAAAAACAGATTCCTATTAGGTCTAGTGATATTATTACTATCGTGGATCCTATGGATAGTCTGCTAAAATTATATCGTGATGCTATTGCTTGATGGATTTCTATACTAATGTTGCTATCATCAATGATACAGTTTTGTATCGTGGTTTTAGCGGGGGTGAAAGGATTGAGCGTCGTGAAGACTTCTCTCCAACTCTTTATGTCTCATCAAAAAATCAGACCAAATATAAAACTCTTGAGGGCAACTGTGTAGAACCCGTTCATTTTGGCGGCATTAAAGATGCTAAAGAGTTTGTTAATACTTATGAGGCAGTAGATAACTTTACTATCTACGGCAATACCAAATACTTATATCAGTATATCCTGAGTAAGTATCCTAAAGAAGTTGACTATGATTTCAGTCAACTTAATATCATGTCTCTTGATATTGAGACTACATCTGAGAATGGATTTCCTAGTGTTGAGGAAGCACGGGAAGAAATTCTTTGCATTACTGTAAAAGACTTTACTAGTAAGAAGATTATTACTTGGGGTTGCGGTGAGTTTAGAAACTCCCGTGATGATGTTCATTATGTTTATTGTCAGAATGAACGTGAACTTCTTCTTAAGTTCCTAGAGTATTGGGTGCAGAAAACTCCTGATGTAATCACTGGGTGGAATGTCAAGTTCTTTGATATGCCATTCATCTGCCGTCGCATTGATCGTATGCTAAGTATCAAGCATATGAGATCTATGTCGCCATGGAACTCTGTTCGTGAACGTAAGTTGTTTGTGAAGGGTCAGGAGAAGATCTATTATGATATCATCGGTGTTGCTACCCTTGACTATTATGATCTCTATCAAAAATTTACTTACACCAATCAAGAATCTTATCGTTTAGACCACATTGCTTTTGTGGAACTAGGACAGAAGAAACTCGATCACTCTGAGTTCGAGAACTTTCAGGACTTCTATCGTAGTGATTGGCAGAAGTTTATTGAGTACAACATCCATGACGTTGAACTTGTAGACATGCTGGAAGATAAGATGAAACTGATTGAACTCGCTGTTACTATGGCATATGATGCCAAGGTAAACTTTGAGGATGTATTCTATCAGGTTCGTATGTGGGATAGTATCATCTATGATGCTCTCACTCAGGAAAATATTATTATTCCTCCTAAGACTGAGAGTACTAAAGATCAGCAGTATGCTGGTGCTTATGTGAAAGAACCTAAACCTGGCATTTATGATTGGGTAGTTAACTTTGACCTTAACTCATTGTATCCACACCTCATCATGCAGTATAATATCTCTCCTGAGACCCTTCTGGATGACCGTGTGAGCGGTATTAATGTAGACAAACTACTAAACCGTGAGATTGATACAAGCACCCTAGACGGCGTTACTATGTGTCCTAACGGAACGTTGTTTACTACTAAGAAGCAGGGTTTCCTTCCTAAGTTGATGGAAAAGATTTATACTGAGCGTACAATTTACAAGAAGAAGATGCTTGCTGCCAAGCAAGAGTATGAGAATACTAAAAATCCTCAACTTGTTAAGGATATTGCTAAGTACAATAACATTCAGATGGCACGTAAGATCCAACTGAACTCTGCTTATGGTGCTATTGGTAACGAATACTTCAGGTACTTCCGACTAGAGAACGCTGAAGCAATTACTCTTTCAGGACAACTCTCGATCAGATGGATTGAGAACAAGATGAATGAGTATCTTAATAAAATTCTAAAATCGGATGATAAAGATTATGTCATTGCTGTGGACACTGACTCCATTTATCTTGATCTGGGCGATCTTGTTAAGAACGTATTCAAAGGAGGAACGCCGTCTGATGAGAAGGTTGTTAACTTCCTTGATAAGATCTGTAAGGTGGAACTTGAAACTTATATTGAAAGTTGCTACCAAGAACTGGCGACGTATGTAAATGCATACCAGCAGAAGATGGTAATGAAACGCGAGAACATCGCTAATCGTGGCATCTGGACTGCTAAGAAAAGATATATTCTTAATGTATGGGACAGTGAGGGTGTTCGTTATAAGGAACCTAAGATGAAGATCATGGGACTGGAGACGCAACGTTCATCTACACCTGCATATTTCAGAGACAAACTTCTGAAAGCATATAAGATTATGATTAAAGGAACTAATGATGACATGATTGATTATATCAGTGACATCAAACGTGAGACACATCAGCAAAGTTACATAGATATTGCATTCCCCCGAGGATGTAATGGTCTTGAAAAGTACCGGAGTTATTCGGAGATTTATAAGAAGGGTACACCTATTGCTGTCCGAGGTGCATTATTGTATAATCACTATCTCAAGCAGTATAAAATTACTAATAAGTTTCCTCTTATCCAAGAAGGGGAAAAGGTAAAATTCATTTACCTCAAAACACCAAACCCTATCGGTCAGAACATTATCTCATTCTTTAACACGCTTCCTAAAGAATTTAAGTTAGATCAGTACATCAATCATCAGATGCAATTTGAGAAGTCCTTCTTGGAACCTCTCAAATCTGTGATAGAATGTATTGGATGGAAGCATGAGCGCACCGGCTCATTAAGTAGTTTCTTTTCGTAATTATTATGTCATTTTTAAACAACGTTATCAAGGAGTTAGATAATGAATTTGCGTCAATTGTTGATGAAGGCATCGCCGCAGGAGATTGTGACACTTTTGTGGACACTGGCTCTTACATCCTCAATGGTCTTGTGTCTGGGAGCATTTTTGGTGGTCTCCCATCAAACAAAGTCACCGCTCTTGCAGGAGAATCAAGCACAGGAAAAACTTTCTTCGCACTGTCAATCGTAAAGAACTTTCTGGCACAAAACTCTAATGGTCAAGTAATTTATTTTGAGTCTGAATCTGCTATCTCTAAGAGCATGATGAGCAGTCGTGATATTGATGTTACTAGGGTGGGTCTTGTCCCTGTAACTACAGTTCAGGAGTTTCGTACTCAAAGTATTAAGATCGTTGACGAGTACAATAAACTTAAGAAAGAGGATCGCCCACCGCTTTTATTTGTGCTAGACTCTTTGGGTATGCTATCAACCTCTAAGGAAGTTGCTGATGCATCTGATGGTAAGGAGACCCGCGACATGACCCGCGCTCAGGTGATTAAATCTATCTTTAGAATCTTGTCACTGAAGTTGGGTCAGGCAGGCATTCCTTTGATTGTTACTAACCACACCTATGAAGTTGTTGGTGCTTATGTTCCTACCAAGGAAATGGGTGGTGGTACTGGTCTCAAGTATGCTGCTTCTAGTATTTTATTCCTCACCAAAAAGAAGGAGAAGGATGGTACTGAGCAGGTTGGTAATATCATTAAAGTGAAGGCACATAAGTCTCGCTTTACTAAAGAAAATTCTATTGTAGAAACGAGGTTATTCTTTGACGAACGTGGACTTGACAAGTATTATGGACTATTGGAGCTGGGTCAACAGCACGGAGTCTTTGAGCGTGTGGGTAACCGTGTTAAGACTGAGCATGGGAATGTATATCCTTCTGCTATCTACAAGGATCCTGAGAAGTTCTTCACTGAAGAAATCCTCCAAGCACTTGACGAATGTGCCAAGAAAGAATTCTGCTATGGATCTTGATGGAAGTAATTGAAAGCACTATCCTGAAAAATCTCGTTACTAACGAGAGTTATATGCGTAAGGTTATTCCTTACGTGAAACCAGAATATTTTATTCAGTACTCTGATAAAATTCTGTTTGATATCATTAATGATTTTGTGGTTAACTATGGTCAACCACCTACTAAAGAAGTACTTTCTATTGAGGTTGATAATCGTAAGGATCTGAATGAAGATTCTTATAAGGAACTGCAAGTAAAGATTGCTGACATTGATAACACTGAAGTTGATGATCGTTGGATCCTTGACACTACAGAGAAATGGTGTAAGCAACGTGCAGTTTACTTGGCATTACTGGAGAGTGTTAAGATTGCTGATGGTAAGGATGAGAAGAGAAGTGAGGATGCTATCCCATCAATTCTTCAGGAAGCATTAGGTGTTTCATTTGACGAGCACATCGGACATGACTACATAGAAGATTATGAAAGTCGTTACGAGTTCTATCATAGACATGAAAACAAAATCCCGTTCGATCTGTCTCTCTTCAATAAAATTACGAAGGGTGGTATTTCTAACAAAACTCTCAACATCGCACTTGCTGGTACTGGGGTGGGCAAATCATTGTTTATGTGTCACATGGCCGCTGCGTCATTACTTCAGAGTAAAAATGTCCTCTACATCACATTGGAGATGGCAGAAGAGAAGATCGCTGAACGCATTGACGCAAATCTTCTCAACGTCAATATCAAGGACATTGAAGAACTGCCGGAACAAATCTTCACTTCCAAAGTAAATAGATTAGCACAGAAGACTAACGGTAAACTTATTATTAAAGAGTATCCTACAGCGTCAGCACATAGCGGACACTTCAAGGCACTCCTGAATGAACTTGCACTCAAGAAAAGTTTTAAACCAGACATCATCTTTATTGATTATCTGAACATCTGTGCGTCATCACGATATAAAGGAGCACTTGTAAATTCTTATACTAACATTAAAGCGATTGCAGAAGAACTTCGCGGACTTGCTGGCGAACATAACGTCCCTATTGTTTCGGCTACTCAGACTACTCGTTCTGGGTATGGTTCTAGTGACATTGATCTTACTGATACCTCTGAGTCTTTTGGACTACCTGCTACTGCAGACTTTATGTTTGCTCTTATCAGTACAGAAGAACTTGAAGGCATCAATCAACTCATGATCAAGCAACTCAAGAATCGTTATAACGATACCACATCGTATAAAAGATTTGTTATCGGTATTGACAGATCAAAGATGAGGTTGTATGATGTAGAGGAATCCGCTCAGGTTGACATTGTTGACTCAGGGCAGGAGCAGTATGACTTTGAGGAGATTGCCAAGTCTCAAAGTAAATCATCTATGGCAAAGTTAACTGAATTTAAATTTTAATCTATGACTGTAAACACCAAAGCATATCTTGAGTTCGTTGATGCTGTTACATCAGAACAAAGCAAAGACTTTGAGGCATTTGTCTATCGTCTTCAAGAACTAGAAGGACAAGAGTTTCCTAGTGAGAGATTACTTACTGCTGCTGTAGGAATGTCTGCTGAGGCAGGTGAGTTTACTGAGATCGTTAAGAAGATTATCTTCCAAGGTAAACCTGTCAATGATGAAAATCTGTTTCATCTCAAACGTGAACTTGGAGACATCATGTGGTATGTCGCTCAAGCATGTATGGGTCTGAATGTTTCTCTCGATGAAGTTATTGAGATGAACGTTCACAAACTGATGGCTCGTTACCCTGGTGGTGAGTTTGATGTTAATCATTCAGAGAACCGAGTAGAAGGAGATCTCTAATAAATACCCCCGTAAGGGGGTTTTTTAATGGCATATTCTATTCGTCCGAGAACTAAGGATGAAATATATCAAGTAACTAGTTATAAAGCTGATAAGATTGGTTTGATTGTAGAACTTTATGAATACCTTACTGGAAGATATCGTAATGTGGATCGCCCCCTGATCCTTAATGATGCTAGAGGTGGCAATGAAGTTAAAGTACATCCTGAGATAGCACAGGCATCTGGTCTTAGTGAAAGAGACTTGGAAAGAAATTCTCGCACTACACTAAAAATTAGATATGGAGTTGGTAGTGGTGGTGGTAGAGCAAGATATAATATGGGTAATGCTGCAGAAGGAATTCTAGCAGCAGCGATTACTGCTCGTTTTGTTAATAAAGGAAAAAGAATTAATGAAAGGGATATTTTAAATATTCTAGAAAAGCAATATAGAACACTGTCTACAGATCACAAAGGAAGTTTTAATACATTCAAGTCTCCTAATTTTAAAACTATTAGGGAGTCCGCTAAGATGATCCCTGATGATGATGTTGAACTGACTATTAAGTTATCGCCCATCAATATGTCATTGGTTTTTTGCGAGCAACTTTTAGATAATGATGAGAAGGCATCAGGTATTGCTGATCGCATGAGTATCATGACGCCATGCGTTCAGTATGCTAACTCCAGAGAAATTTCTCAGTTAGCAAATGTCATGTATCATAATAGAGTTTACAATAAAATTGAAGTCGAAGCTGATGGTGTTGGTGGTGAACTAACGACAAAGGTTGATATCTTTGTGAGGATTGATGGGAAGAAAGATATAACAATTCCTGGTAGATATGGTAATAGAAAATTAGCTATCACTCAGATCTCACTCAAGCGTGAGGTAGATCAATTCGCTCAGGTTGGTGGATGGGATATCCAAACTGTTAATAATTTCTGGGGTGTTATCTTAGATGAAAATCTAATCAATAACGTTCAACTAGAAGCAATCTACGCCAAACATAATGACGGAGATTGGGAAACAACTAAGCATCATGCTGCTGCTGTGATGAATGATATCTATCTCTGGGCGCATAACAGAATACAGAATAAGTTTGGTAACTCTTCTTGGAGAAGACATTTTGTGGAAACACTTGATGACTTCGCTACAAAAAATGAGGAGAATGTAAAACTCGTAGAGATTATTGGTAGTGGTTATGAGAAGTTTGATTTCTCTAAATTACATGTAGCACTCAACGGTAGACCAGACTTGGATGTAGAAGCAAATCTGGAACTGGCATCGACATATCACAAATCAGTTCCTAGAGATCCTACTGTGGGAGCACCACTGCCAGCAGTTATCATTAGTGCTAAGAATAAAAATGATAATAAAGTTTATGATCTAATTAAATTCAGACATAAGATTGAGTGGGGTGGCACTGCTATTCGTAATTATGTGGAGAAACAAAAAGGTTTATCTGAATACATTGCAGGATCATGAGTAAGAACACACACTTAGAACACTTAGAAGATAGTATATTATTTGACGGAGCTGCTGGTGCTTCTGATGCATTTAAGTTTTTAGATTTACTAGCAAAAACTTTTACTGGTGGTGGCAATAATAACTTTAAGATCACTACAAAATGGGATGGTGCCCCTGCTATTTTCTGTGGCAACTATCCAGGCACAGATAACTTCTTTGTTGGAACTAAATCAGTCTTCAATAAAGATGCGAAGATCAATTATGTTGATGCTGATATTGAAAGGAACCACGGTCATGCTGCTGGTCTGGTAGAGAAATTAAAAGCATCATTAAAATATTTTCCAGCACTAGGTATCAGTGGTGTAGCACAGGGTGACCTGTTGTTTACTCATGATAAGAAAACTCAGGTGATTGATGGTAAGACTTGTATCACATTTCAACCTAACACCATTACCTATGCCATACCAGAAGATAGTGATCTATATGAGAAGGCAAAGAAAGCAAAGATCGGTGTAGTATTTCATACATCTTATTCAGGATCTGATGTAAGCAGTATGAATGCTTCGTTCGGATTTGATGTAAGTAAATTAAAGAAGAGTGATGACATTCTAGTATTGAGTGCCGAGACAGGACAGTTAGGAAAGGATACTCTTCTTACACCTACTGAGAAGAATAAGTTATCGCAACTCAAAACTCAGGCACCTAGTCATGTTCGCACAGCAGGATCATTCTTAGATGAGGTAGCAGCACAGATTGTTCTTAAGGATCAGTTGACTGTAGGACCACGATTAAAGATTTTCTTTAACACATATGTTCGTCAGGGTAGAACAGTTCCTGAACCCAATACATTCTATAGAGAGTTCACAAAATATTTTGAGACTGAATGTCAGAAGGCAGTTGATAAAGTAAAAACTCCGAAGGCAAAAGCAACCAAACTCAAGAAGATGTTTGATGGTCTGGAGTTTATTGAAAAGAATAAGAACCCTCTTAATAGCACAGTACAACTATATAAGTTATTGCAGGATGCGAAGTTAGTATTCATTCGCAAACTTGAGAAGGGTGAGCGTATTGGAACCTATCTTAAGACAGAAGGTGGTTATGAAGTCACAGCACCAGAGGGATATGTTGCTGTTAGTAATGGAACCAACGCAGTGAAGTTAGTTGATCGTTTGTCATTCAGCGTAGCAAACTTTAATGTATCTAAAGACTGGGTAGCAGGAGACAAATGAAACGAGTAGTATTTGCATGGGGTAGATTTAACCCACCAACAATCGGACATGAGAAACTTCTGCAAGCAGTAGAGAAGATTGCTGCTGGTGATGATTTTCTTATCTACCCTACTCATACTCAGGATAAGAAAAAAAATCCATTGGATTCAAAAACTAAATCTGATCTCATGAAGAAGATGTTTCCTTCTATGAGTACTAACATTGTTTATGATCGTGACATCAATACAATTATTAAAGCACTCCAAGGTCTCCAAGGAACATATCATGACTGTGTTTTAGTAGCAGGATCTGACCGTGTGTCACAGTATGATGCTATGATTAGTAAGTATAATGGAGTTGAATATACATTCAGAAAACTAGAAGTGATATCTGCTGGTGAAAGAGATCCTGATGCTGATGGTGCTGAAGGTATGTCTGCTAGTAAGATGAGAGCAGCGGCAGTTCAATCTGATTTCAATTCATTTAGAACTGGTATGCCTAGAACTATTTCTGATAGAGACTGTAAAAAACTTATGGATGATATCAGAGACATTATGTTAAAGTAATAAATAGTTGAACACAATTTAAATTATTAATGTATAACTTTTCGGAATACAATCAGAAGGTTTATATTCGTGAACAATATTATAACGAGGAGATCTTCCCTGAAGGAATGAAAGTTCGTAATGGAAATGATAGAGTTGGCACTATTATTAGACGTGGACCCAACTATGTGATCTGTTTAGATGAAGATCATAAGACTTTTAGAAGTTGGATTTCTGATATCAGTGAGGTCCATGAACTTGGAACTGATGAGACCAGAGAGTATCTTCAGGATTTGACACCAGGTCAAAAGAAAGAACGTTATGGTAAGACTAAGACTCCTGAGGGGTCTACATCTATAAATAAAAGAAAAAGTACCCATAAAGAAATGTACAACGATAATTATTCGGATTCTTTAATCAAGCGATCCTCTGATGGCATTGCTGGAAAAGAGTGCTACGGAGAAGTTGATGATAAAAAGACTGTTGAGGATCAGTATTCATCATCACTGATGGATGCTACGTTAACAAAACTTTCCTCCGGTAAATTGTTTGAAGGTAGCATGAAGCAAGCCCGTGCTAATGTCGGTGCTGACTCTTGCTGGGATGGATACAAGGCAAAGGGAACTAAGAAGAAGGGCGGTAAGGTTGTACCTAACTGTGTGAAGGAGGAAGATCTAGATGAAAAAAGACTTGATCCAGTCGGCAAAGAAGATTCTGATGTTGATAATGATGGTGATACTGATAAGAGTGATAAGTACCTTATGAAGCGTCGTAAGGCAATCAGTAAAGCAATTGGAACTAAGAAAGAAGAGTTCTCCGATTGGAGATCTGAGATGGGATTGGAAGAAGGCAAATGCAATAATTCCAAAGCAGGAACTAAGTGTCCCGTTCATGGAACTGATGAATGTAAATGTGAAGATAGTGTAGATGAAGGTTGTGGAAGTAAAATGAAGGTAAAAAAATACTAAAGGCATATATATGGTAGACATTACTAATGAGGTTTACCATGTTATCCTTTCTACTTCCACTAGCATCCAAAGTTATTTCCGATGCTGTTTCTAAAGTTCCAGACAATGAAGAATTGGGTGAGAAACTTGTTGAGATCTGTCTTGTTATTCTTGCTAAGGCAGTTAAGTTAACTAAGACTGATATGGACGATCAACTTTTAGAAGTTGTTACCAAGGCAATCAATTCTCGCGAAGAAGCCTGATAGCAGTTACTAATTAGGTATTTTACTGGGGAGTATACTCCCCTTTTTTTATAAATAATCAAAGATTACGAAAACTTTCAAAGGTAAATCACATGGCGTTATACGGAAATACCGATTCCAACGCGAACAAAACTAAGGTTGAAGGAGTCCGTGGTAACGGTCCTGGATCACAGTCTCAGACTGTAGTATTTGTTGACGCACAGGAAGCAAACCTCGCTGAGAACAAAGCTCGTGGCATCAGTGGTCCTGGTTGGTGGGCATTTGCCACCTATTCACAAGGAACAGTAACTCGCACTAAGGCAGAGTGTCTGGCAGTTATCTCTAGTCCTGAAGCAAATAGTGCAGAAAGTCAGGCAGATGATGCTATCGCAGCAGACTTTGGTATCACTATTGATTCACAACCAGCATCTGCTTCAGTAGCCGGTGGTGCCGCAGGTCAATTCGTTGTTGCTGCTGTCTCCCGTCCTACAGGTGGAACACTTTCCTTCCAGTGGCAAGTTTCTACTGATGCCGGATCAAACTTTGCTAATTCATCTGATGCAGGTGTTGTCAGTGGTTCTGCTACGAATACACTTGCCATCTCGGATGTTACAGGACTCGATGCTAATCAGTATCGTTGTGTAGTTTCTGTTACCGGTGGTGCTGATGTTACTTCTGACGCTGCTACACTTACCGTTACCTGATAATTAAATGAGATTTGATGAACTGAACGAAGACAACTATGTCTTCTTTGCAATTAAATATTACAACAATCCACACTGTACTACTAAAGAAGAATTTGATGAGGATTTAAAGAGATTTAAGTATGTCAAAAAACTTATGCGAAAGTATATAAATTCTGACATACTTAAACATCATTTAATTTTAAATCATTTGATTATTCTTTTTAATGTATTTAATGATGCAACAGTTCCTTTGCTGTTTTATAAAATTGAAAGAAATTGTTGGCCTGTTCTCAAATCTTTTCTGATATACTTAAACAGGATGCCACCAAACTATCTGGATCATGTTGAACCAGATTATAAATGTTTAGAAGAACTAAATAAAATATGAAAAACATTAGAAAACTTCTACAGCAAGCGAGATATCAAATGTGGGAAGAACCAACAAATTCTGTTGGTTCCGGTGCTAATGTAGCACTACCTCCTGCACATGAACCTCCTGGTATTCCTGCCAGTAAGAAAAAGAAAAAGTATGATGGTAGAACAAAAGCAGGTCGTAAACTTGTAAACAGAATTTTAACCAACCGAGACAAGAAGGCAAAGAAAAAAATGACACAAGAACAACACATCATCGAAGCTGATGATAAGCAGAAGGGTCCATCAGAAACTGAGAGGGCACAGAAATCTATCACTCAGCAGAAGAAACTGAACAAGCAGAAAGAAGTTCAGAAGAAAGCGCAGGATGCCAAAGGCAAAATGCAGAATAAGACTAAAGAGATGGATACTCTGATGAAGGCACGTTTGTCTGACTTCAGAAAGAAAGCATCTGAGAAGTCTAGTAATCTTCAGAAGCAAGTATCAGAATCAGCAGGAACTCAGGCTCCTGGATTGGAAGTTCTTGGAACTCTCATGAAACTGGCGCAGGAATCTACCTATGGCAATCAAGAAGTAGAAGGTTTCGTTCAGTTCAGAGACGGTCGTTCACTCAGAGTTAACACTGATGTTGCTAAGAGAATGGTTGCTACATTTGAAGCACTCGACGCTGGCGTTCAGGATCAGTATCGTTTCCTCATGAATAAGAGTGTAGAAGATTTCCTTAAGATTATGCAGTTCAATCCGTCATCTGTATAACATGTCACCTTTTGGATCTGGGAGAGACTTAGCAGTCCTCAAATCAAAACTTGATATCTATGAAGACCTTTCAAAAGAAATGTTGGATAAGTTAGAAAGAGCAGTTACATCCATATCTGAGAATAGTAACAGAGTGGCAATCATTCTGGAACGTCATGAAAATAGATTAGACGAAGTTGATAAGAATAGTAATGCATTAATTAAACTGATTGAAAAAGTAGAAGATAAGATTGATAAAGTAGAAGGTAGAGTAGAACAACTCTCTCGTTTCCGTTGGGTAAGTGTTGGTGTTGCTACAGCAGCAGTCATTTTACTGAGGATATCCGATACTTTTGGTGGCACTCCTACAATGAACCAGTTGCCTCAAGCATCATTGACAGCGTACCAGCAAGCTGCTATAGTGAGGTGAAGCAACTCGCCCCTATAGTATGAATTTCATTGATGCGAAGTATATTAATCTTATCTCGCCTCAACTTGTAAAGTTTGCTAAAAAGAAATCAGATCTGTATACATTCAGATGCCCCTACTGCGGTGACTCACAGAAGCACCGCAATAAAACTAGGGGTTATTTTTATCGGAAACGTAATGATTACTTTTTTAAATGTCACAACTGTGGCATGGGTAGAACGTTTACAAATTTCTTAAAAGATCAATCTCCTGCACTCCATGATGAGTACATTATGGAGAGATATAAAGAAGGTCTCACTGGCAAGGGATCTAATACTGCAGTGCCAGATTTTAAAATTCCCACTCCGGTATTTAAGAAAGATATATTCTCAGATCTTAAAAAAGTCGAAACTCTAAATAAAGAACATCCCGCAAAAGTATACTTAAGTCAGCGCCAAATTCCAGAGGATTTATTCTCAATTTTTTACTACGCAGAGGACTTCAATGCTTGGGCAAAACTCAGCAATAATCAAAAAGAATCTAGGATCGTCATCCCACTAATGTCCAGTGATGGCAAAGTGTTTGGGCATCAAGGGAGGTCATTAGATAAAAATACCAAACTTCGTTACATCACAACGATTTTAGATAAATCATTTCCTAAATTATTTGGACTTGATAGAGTAAACAATACTAAGAAAATATATGTCACAGAAGGACCATTTGATTCCTTGTTTTTATCAAATGCAATCGCCATGTGTGGATCTGACGTTACGTTGGATGGCACTGAGTTCAACGATCTCATTTATGTTCTGGACAATGAACCACGAAACAAAGAGATTGTCGCCAAGTATGAAAAACTTATCTCATCCGGGAACAGTATCGTCATCTGGCCGAGTACCGTGATTGAAAAAGATATCAATGACATGAAGATGTCTGGACACAACGTGCAAAATCTGGTAGAATGTAATACCTACCAAGGACTAGAAGCAATCATTAAATTAAACGCCTGGAAGAAAGTATGAGTAACGGTATCAAAGTTGTTAAGCGCAGTGGTGAAATTGAACCACTGAACCTGGAAAAAATTCATTCGATGGTCGAATGTGCTTGTCATAATCTTGCTGGAGTTTCTGCGAGTCAAGTAGAAATGAATTCAGGAATTCAATTTTATGATGGTATCCCTACTGATAAAATTCAAGAGATCCTTGTTCGTTCTGCTAGTGATCTCATCTCTTTGGATAATCCAAACTATCAATTTGTAGCAGCACGTCTACTATTGTTTGGTCTTTATAAGCAAGTCTTTGGACCAGACTGGCAGAATGGATTTCCTGATCTCAAAGAACATTTGAATGAAGGCATTGATCGTGGCATCTATGATGCTGAATTAGTGACTAAATATTCTGATGATGAGTGGGAAAAAATTCATTCATTCTTAGATCATGGTCGTGACTATTTGTTTACCTATGCTGGTCTTCGTCAGGTAGTTGACAAGTATCTCGTCCAAGATAGGAGTTCACATGCAATGTATGAAACTCCTCAGTATGCATATTTGTTAGTCGCCGCTACAATTTTCGCAGAATATCCTCAGGAGACTCGTCTCGATTATGTCAGAAGATACTACAACGCAATCAGCAAACACAAGATCAACGTTCCCACACCTATCTTGGCAGGGGTGCGAACTCCACTTCGACAGTTTGCTAGCTGTGTTCTTATTGATAGCGATGACACCCTCAATAGCATCTTTTCTAGTGACATGGCGATTGGTCAGTATGTTGCTCAACGTGCAGGAATCGGTATCAACGCAGGCAGAATCCGTGGCATCAACGCTAAGATCCGAGGGGGAGAAGTACAGCACACAGGTGTTGTCCCATTCCTCAAAAAATTTGAAGCAACTGTCAGATGTTGCACTCAGAATGGCATACGCGGTGGATCGGCTACAGTACACTTCCCAATCTGGCACCAAGAAATAGAAGACATTATTGTTCTTAAGAACAATAAGGGTACAGAAGACAATCGAGTGAGGAAACTTGACTACTCAATCCAAATTTCAAAGATTTTCTACGAACGTTTCATTGCGAATGGAGAGATTAGCCTGTTCTCACCGCATGACGTACCAGGTCTCTATGATGCTTTTGGTACTGATGACTTTGACACTCTATATCGGATGCATGAACTCAATGATGCTGTTCCAAGAAAGACTGTCGGGGCACAGGAACTAATTCTAAACATCCTGAAGGAGAGAGCAGAGACTGGTCGGTTGTATCTTATGAATATCGATCACTGCAACACTCACTCTTCCTTTAAAGATCCTGTTTATATGAGTAATCTTTGTCAGGAGATCACTCTTCCGACTAAACCACTTACTCATATCGATGATCCTGATGGTGAGATTGCTCTTTGCATTCTTTCTGCTATCAATGTAGGTAAGATCTACAAACTTTCTGAGATGGAAGAACTATGCGATCTTTCTGTTCGTAGTCTAGAGGAACTAATCGACTATCAGAAATACCCTGTAGTCGCTGCAGAACGCTCTACAAAGGCGAGAAGATCATTGGGGGTAGGGTTTATTGGTTTAGCACATTACCTCGCTCGTAACGGCGAGCACTATGATGATCAGGGGTCATGGAATTTAGTTCATGAATTGACTGAAGCATTCCAATACTTCCTTTTGAAATCTTCTAATGAAGTTGCTAAAGAAAAAGGAGTATGTGAAGCATTCCATAGGACCAAATATTCTGATGGAATTCTTCCAATTGATACATATAAGACTGATGTAGATAGTATCGTATCACCACATTACAATTATGATTGGGAGTCTCTTAGGGCATCTATCAATGAGTTCGGTTTACGGCACTCAACATTGTCCGCACAAATGCCATCGGAAAGCAGTTCCGTTGTGTCAAATGCCACTAATGGAATTGAGCCGCCAAGAGCTTACTTGTCCATTAAAAAATCCAAGAAGGGGGTTCTTAAGCAAATTGTTCCTCAGTATACTACACTGAAGAATAACTACACACTCTTGTGGGATATGGCATCTAATGCCGGATACATTAAGATTGTTGCTGTTATGCAAAAGTTCTTTGATCAAGGAATTAGTGGTAACTGGTCTTATAATCCAGAACAGTTTGATAACAATGAGGTTCCAGTTTCAGTAATGGCACAAGACTTCCTCACTACTTACAAGTATGGCTGGAAGACTTCTTATTATCAGAATACATACGACATCAAGACTGATGAATATCAGGAAGATGTGAAGCAGAGTTTAGAAAGTTTAATTTCAAGTATAGAAAACACCGAGGAGGAAGACTGTGAGTCCTGTAAACTTTAGAGTAGGATCTAGCGACATCAATACCACTGTCCGTGGTATGACTGTATTCAATAAAGATAAAGTTGATACTAAGAAGCAACCGATGTTCTTCGGTGCTCCTCTTGGTGTTCAACGTTATGATACTTATAAGTATCCAGTGTTTGATAAACTTACTCAGACACAACTTGGATACTTCTGGAGACCTGAAGAGGTTTCTTTGCAGAAAGATCGCGGTGATTATCAATCATTGCGTCCAGAACAAAAGCATATCTTTACTTCTAATTTGAAGTATCAGATCATGCTTGACTCAGTTCAGGGTCGTGCTCCTGGTATGGCATTCATTCCATACTGTTCTCTGCCTGAACTGGAAGCATGTATGGAAGTCTGGGGTTTCATGGAGATGATCCACAGTCGTTCATATACTCACATCATTAAAAATGTTTATGCTGATCCAGCAGAAGTGCTTGACACGATCCTGGATGACGCTATGATATTATCACGCGCCGAAACAGTCACGGGTGCGTATGATGATTTCATCAACCACGCTCAGTCATATGGAAGTGGTAATCAGTGGGAACATGCTCTTGAGGGAGTTCCCTGTGCTGAATACGATCTGTATGAACTGAAACGTAAACTTTATCGCGCTGTAGTCAATGTCAACATCCTCGAAGGTATCAGGTTCTATGTTTCGTTCGCGTGTTCATTCGCTTTTGGAGAGCTTAAACTCATGGAGGGATCCGCTAAAATTATCTCTCTCATCGCCAGAGACGAAAACCAACATCTTGTTCTTACACAAAACATTATCAATAAATGGCGTCAGGGAGACGACCCAGACATGGTTAGAATTGCTGAAGAAGAAGAGCAGTGGGTCTATCAAGCATTTGAGGCAGCGGTAAGTGAGGAACGTGTCTGGGCAGACTATCTCTTCCAGAAAGGTTCTATGATCGGTCTCAATGCTAAACTTCTTACACAATATGTTGAGTGGGTTGCTAACCGTCGCATGAAAGCAATCGGTTTGAAACCTGTTTATGATGTTGCTGCTAAGAACAATCCACTACCATGGACCGAGCATTGGATTTCCTCTAAAGGTCTTCAAGTTGCACCTCAGGAAACTGAGAATGAAAGTTACATCGTTGGAGGAATTAAGCAGGATGTTAAGAAAGATACTTTCGCTGGTTTTCAATTGTGACAAGACAACCACCGTGGAAACTGTTAGCATTAAAAGACCCGAAACTGACAGACGAAGAGTACACACTTCTGAAGTTAGGACCGATGAGTCTGGGTCAAGCGTTTCATTTACAGGCAATAAAATACAGATACCAGATCCGTGGGATGACATCCTAATGTAATCTAAATACCTTCATCATATGATGGGGGTATTTTTTATGAAACCACAATCTGCTAAGGCAAAGGGTAGGAAGTTACAGCAGTGGGTAAGAGATAAATTGATCGAACATCTTAGCGTACATCCTGAGGACATTGAATCTCGGTCTATGGGTGCTGGTGGAGAAGATCTCATTATGGCAAGAGCAGCTAGACAAAAGTTCCCTCATAGTATAGAATGCAAGAACGTGGAGAAACTAAATATCTGGGACGCATATGAACAATCAGCGTCCAATTGCGGGGATTATGAACCTATTGTTATTATCAAAAAAAATGGTAAGAAACCTTTAGTAGTAATTGACGCTGAGTACTTCATTAAAACCTTTCAAAATTAATCATGAAAAAACTTTTACTAGCCTTGCTGCTTACAGCAACTCCTGCTGTGGCACATCAACTTACTACTCCACATCATCACCCAGAGGAGACAACGGTAAATATTCTTGCTGATGATCATAAGATCACTAAAGGATATAACTCCATGGATAGTATGGGTTGTATGTTGTTGGGTGAATGCACTGATGGTGTCAAGAAAGTATACTCTATGCTTGATATCTCATCAGAATATGATAACACTGAAGAATTCACTGGTGTGACTGGTGAGTTTCATAATATGTTGCACTCACTCAATCAAGTTGGTGTGAATGTATTCCTTGCTGATAGTAAGTATTTCCCTCATGGTCATCGTGGTGTTTATCACACAGTAAGCAACAACTTCTTCCTGAATAAGGATTACATGGGACAACCTAATGTTCTCATGATGGTTATGCGTCACGAAGGATGGCACGCAGCACAAGATTGTATGGCAGGTACAATTGATAATAGTTTGATTGCTATTATTAAACCAGAGGATGAAGTTCCTATGATCTGGCGTGTAATGGCAGAGCGTACTTATCCTAAGTCTGCTGTACCTTGGGAAGCAGAAGCAGGTTGGGCAGGTAGAACTGAGAACATGACGATGAATGCTCTAGCAGCATGTGCTGGCGGTAATATGTGGGAAGTGTATGAACCTACTGCTCTTACTAGAAAGTATCTGGTAGACTTCGGATATATTAAAGAGTAATGTATACTATCTGGATCCACGTTAAGGCATTCTTTGCTGTTGTAGTAGTGAGTTGTGCTCACCCTACTAACTGGCAGCAGTGTATTAGGGTGGACCAGTGGTTAATACCTGACTTAGTACATGCTTGGCAGATTAAAACTGGTGAGTATGTACCATATCAACAAGAAAAAAAATATCTATTAAATAAATAAAAGAGCCTAGCTCTTTATTCATGGAATCAAATCCGAAGAAGAAAGAGGAAGCCAAAAAGGAAAACAAATTTGAATGGGCGGATGAGGGTGTATCAACTCTCGTCCGAGTTATTATTCTTGGATGGTCAGCAGCAATTCTGACCCTTAATTATGTAACTGTTCCTGGTATTCCTCAAAAAAATATCGATCCGACTTTTATAGCCAGCGTCTTCACGGGAACGCTTGCGACGTTCGGTGTCGTTGCGTCTAAAAAGAAAGACGATTCAAAAGAAGCACCTACATTGGAGAAGAAAGATGCAAAAATTGATTAATGGTGTCGCGTTGTTATCTGGTCTAGTTTCTTTAGCTATCGTAGGGGGTGGTGCTTATCTGTATACACAAAAGGATGCGCTCATTGACAGTGCAAAAGAAAAAGTTGCTGCAGCTGCGGCAGAGGCAATCACTGGTGCTCTTCCTGGAATGATGGACGCAGCGATGCCAGAACTTCCTAGTGCTACTGGTGGTGCCATAGGTATGCCTGCTGCTACTGGTGCCGCGATTGGATTGCCATGACAAATCCAGAAGAGTTAGCACAAAAATATGCTACCGAGCATGTACCGAGCAAGTCACCAGTCAAAACGATTGCGGTGACACTAGGTGGACTCTTTGCTTTAGCACATATTGGTTTGTTGGGTTATGTAATTCATAGACCAGAAGAACCAAAACTTCCTCAGGTTCCTACGATTAATATCCCCCGTGGAGATTATTCATCTTATACTATCAAAGCAGGTAAGGATGGATACGAAATTGAGTATCGTGCAAACGATCCTAAAATTCTTGAATCACAAAGATCATTATCTTCTGATAGCAATAAGAAAGGATTGTTTGGTGGTGGCACTGAAAGTCGTAGTGAGTGGCGTCGTGATCAATTCACTATGGACGGCACACGCAACCTAGGAGGTGCTGCATTAGACGGCGAGGGAAAGTCTGCAAGAGACATAGAGTGTATCGTGGCGGACGCTGGCGCACGGAGTCAAGGTGCAATGGCAGGTAGTGCTATCGCTGCTGGTGTCGCTGTTCCTGCAGCAATGAGTATTCCTTATGTTGGTTGGTTAGTAGGTGGATGGGCACTGTTGTTAGGAAACAAGGTAGGTTCCGAAGCAGGGTCGCAAGTTGGTAGTGTATTTAATGATTGCTGATGGACATACCTTTAATTACGGGAATGAATATTGATATTAATAATATTAATATTAATGATATTCAAACATATCGATATACAACACCTTCAGTACCTACAGCACTGCCAGTAGTTGTAGATATTGGTGTTCCCGTAGTTAATATTCCAGGATGTGTTGAGGCAACTGAAACTAACACTGCTAAAAATAATCAATTAAGGGAAGACGATCCTAATGGTGTGGTCACGTATTGCGATTCTGGTTATCCCAGTTTTAATCCCATTTCTTATGAACCAAACCAGATGATTTTGACTGGTCCTCCAGAAGTAAATACAGGAGGACCAAAATCACCAGAGGTTCCAGAAGCACCAGAAGTAAACCCACCACCTATTGCTAGTGCTATTGTAGAATGTCCTACACCAGCACAGAAAGCAAAGGAACCTGTCGGCACATACGTGCAAGGGTATAGAAAGAAAGTTGTTGAATACAAACTGACTGGTAATGAATGTATTCAGATTACAGAAGCAGTAGGTATACCTGAGCAAGTTATTGCTGGTCTTCCTAGTGGCGGACAAGTAGCATCCGTGGGTGGCATTGCTGTCATCGCTACTACATCAGCACTATTAGCAAAACCGCTGGCAGACTTACTATTGAAAGTAGTCAAAC